GATAAGGAAAGATTAGCTGAATTAACCGGAAAAGTTGAAGAAGAAAATATAAAACAAGTTCAATTAGAACAACAAAAGCAAGCAGCTATTATCAAAGGTGCTAGAAATGCTGATAGTATATTACAGAATTTAAGAGCTAAATCAATTGAGAATGAAAATCAAAGAAGTAAAGCTTTCTTAGACATCGCTGAAAAAGAAGCAATTGCTAAATTAGAACAAGCTAAGAGAGAAGCTAAACAATTAGGAGATGATGCTACGGTTAAGAAGTTAGAAGAAGCAATCACTTTAACTAAAAAAGATTTTGCTAATCAAAGAAAGAAAATTGATGATGATGCGAACAAAGCAGCGGCTGATGCGAGAAAGAAAGCATCAGATGATGCGTTGAATAATGCTAAGTCAGCAGCTGGTAAAGAACTTAAAGCTATACAGGACGCAGAGAAAGTTAAAATCTTAAATACAAAAGAAGGAACTCAAGAGAGAGTTAATGCTGAAGTAGCTGCTATTGATAGAATTGAAGCTTTCCAAAAGAAAAGTGCTAAATTATTAGGTTTAACAAAAGACCAAATACTTATTATTGAAAAAGAAAATCTTGAAAAAAGAAAAGAATTACAAGATGAATTTGATAAGAATGAACTTGATAGAGTTAATAAGGTTAAACAAGTAGCAGCTGAGATTAAGATACTTAAAGCTGAGGAAATACAAGATGAGATAGAAAGAAATAAAGCTATATTAAATGCTCAAATTGAATTAGCAGAGGCGGAAAGAGATATAGCTTTGACTAATGCTGAACTAAGTGCTGATGATAGAGAAAAGTTAGAACTTGAAGCTAAGAATAAAATAGCTGGATACAAGAAAGAGCTTACTCAAATTGAAATAGAACAAAATCAAAAGAGACTTGAAAGTGATACTGAGGTTGCTAATAGTAAATTATCAAAAGCTGAATTTGATGCTGAAAGAACAAAAGGAACTTTAGAACAAGAAAAAGCTGAGATTGAAAATGTAAAAAATCTTAGAATTGAAGCTTTAGATAAGCAAAGACTATTAGAATTATCAAATAAAGAGCTTACAGAAGGTCAAATAAAAGCTATTGAGGAAAAGTATAGACAAGAAAAGATAATTGCTACAGAAGAAGCAGAAGCTAAAATAACAGAGATTGAAGCAGCTGAAAATCAAAAGAGAATTAACGGATTACAAAAGACTATTGATGCTATAAAGATGGCGACTAGTGATGGTAGTGCTGCTATAGGTGGTGCTATTACTGGAGCTTTAGGAGCGGCTAAGGGTATTTTTGAGATAATGAATACTGAATTTAAGGAAGGTATTGAAGGAACTATGGATAAAATTAACGCTTACGCTCAAGTAGTAGGTGGATTATTAAATTCTTTTGTAGATGCTGTAGCTCAATCTAATAAAGATAGACTAGCAAATCAACTTGAGAGTATTAATGAAGAAACAAATGCTGAGAAAGAAGCTCTAAATAAAAAGTATCAAAGTGGATTGATGGATAAAGCATCATATGATAAAGCTTGGAGTGATTTAGATAAAGCTGCTAAACAAAAAGAAATGGAAGCTAAGAAGAAAGCTTTTGAGCAAGAGAAAAAAACTAAGATAGCTGGTGCTATAATCTCAGGACTTCAAGGTGCGGTTGCTGCTTTTACAGGAGCTATGAGTTTAGGTCCTATAGCAGGTCCAATAGTTGGTGGTATATTAGCTGGTGCTGTAGCTGCTATGACTGCTGTAAATGTTGCTAAGATTAGAGCTCAAAAATTTGATGCTGGTGATACGGCTCAATTACAAGCACCTTCAGTTGGTGGTGGTGAAGGTATGGCTGGTGGAGAGGGAGGACAAGCTAGTTTCTCACCTACTCAATTTTTCGGATTAGGACAAGGTGCTCCTTCATCAGGTGGTGGTGGTAATCAACCAACAAAAGTATTCGTCACTGAAACTGATATAACTTCTACTCAAAATAAAGTTAAGGTTATTGAAAATAGAGCTGTAATTGGCTAGTCAATTTTAGAAAAAATATAAAAAAATCTATTATAGTATATGAAAGGAAAACTTAAACAATTAGACCCTGAAAAATTACCTCTATATGAAATAGTGGTTGATGAAAATGATGAGACAGGTATTAACTTAATCTCACTTGTTGATGAACCAGCTATTATTACAAAAGGTATGGCTTTTAATGAAAATACCTTAATGTCTTTTAAGGAAGTAGAAGATAAACAAATAATAGTAGGACCTGCTTTAATACCAAATATGAAAATTTATAGAGAGGATGAAAAATACGGACAGTATTATGTTCGTTTTAGTCCTGATACAATAGAAAAAATGGTTGAGAAATTTAATAAGTATGGCTCAAATAGAAAAATAAACATAGACCACTCTAATCAAATGGTAGATGCTTTTATTATGGAGGATTGGATTATAGAAGATGAGGTTTATGATAAAAGTAGAAAATATGGATTTGAGCTTCCAAAAGGAACTTATATGATTAAAGTTAAGATTGAAGATAAGGATTTCTGGGAAAGAGAAGTGAAAGGTAATAGTAAATTCGGATTTTCTATTGAAGGATTATTAGGACAACAATTAGTTAAATTATCATCTAGAAAGATTGCTAAATATGGATTAGATGTATCAATTGATGATTTAACTATAGAGGATTTATTAGAAATTTTTAATCTAAAATGAAAAAAGTCATTTTCAATTTTAGAAAAATATAAACTATATCTATTATAGATAAAAAATAAACAAAAAACATGACTAAACAAGATTTAATTGAAAAAATCAAACTACAATTGAAGTCTTTAGTTTCATCTGAAGTAAAGTTCGCAGAGGCGAAAGCTGGTGATAGATTAATCTCTACACCTGATGAGAACTTTATGATAGGTTCAGAGGTATATCTAGTTGATGAGGAGGGAAATAATGTTCCTCTTTTAGATGGAGAATATACTTTTGATGATGGAGTAAAGATTGTTGTAGAAGCTGGAAAAATTAAAGCTATGGTTGAACCAGATGGTGAAGTTTCTGAAGGTGAAGATGTCGGAGAAGTTGAAGTTGAAGCTGAAAAAGGTGAAGAAGAAATGCCTGCTGAAGCTGAGAAAGAAGACGAGAAAGATGGAAAATCAGAAGAGATGAAAAAACTTATGGAGAAAATCAAAATGATTGAGGAGAAAGTTGAAGAGATGGCTAAAAAATTCGCTGAAGTTGAAAAAGAAAGCGAAAAAATGAAATCTGAATTCTCTAAAATTGCTGAGCAACCAGCAACATCTAAGATTGAAGCAGCAGTAGCTGAATTCAAGTCAGTAGAAGAAAAAGCAAACTCTATCGGAGCTGTTGATGTAATGGCTATTAGAGAGAGAGCTAGAAAAAACAGGTAAATAAACCAAAAAAAAAAATAAATAAAAAATGGCTACACTTAATTTAGGAAGTTTAACGAAATATACAGACCAGTTGTCTGGTATTTTATTGAAAGAAGCTGTATTAGTTGGAAATACTTTTGATTTTATTTCAGTTCAGACTGGAATTAAATATGCTGATAGTATCAACTTACTTACTAATACACTTACAGCAGCAGCTGGTGGATGCGGAACTATCTCTCCAACTGGCTCAACTACTCTTACACAAAGAGATATAACAGTATGTCCAATCAAGGTTGAAGAAAGCATCTGCGTAGATGAATTTGAGCAGTATTGGATAGGACAATTAGCAAAAGAAGGTTCATATAACGAATTCGCACCTGAAGCGTTTAATCAACTTTACTTAGCTAACAAAGTTGAAAAAGTAGGACAACTTGTAGAAGACATCTTCTGGAAAGGTTCTGTAAATTCAACTTATGGTGGTGGAAACTTAGCACTTTGTAATGGTATGCTACATATCTTAGAAGGAACTTCTGCTACAAACTCAGTAATCACTACAACTTTCTCTGGAGCTCTTACAACTGCTAACGCACTTGATGTAGTAGATGATATGATTAGATTACTACCTAATGATGTTCTTGATGCGAACGACTTGACTTTATTCATGTCTCATGCTAACTTCAGAGTATTAATGAATGCTTTGAGAAACAATAATTACTTCTTCGGATACGACGGAGTATCAGGACACACTTGGGTTCTTGAAAACTACACTAACACTAATGTTAGAATTGTAGCTACAAGAGGTCTTAACGGTAGAAATGAAATGGTTCTTACACCAGCTTCTAACTTATTCTTCGGAACAGACAGCTTCGGTGAAGCAAGAAATGGCGATGGCTTCCAATTCTGGTATGACATCAGAGACAACATCACTTACTTTAGAGCTAAGTTGAAAGTTGGAGCTCAAGTTGCTTTTCCAGCTTATATTGTAATCAAAAACTCTTAATAGAGAGATATAAAAAAATAAAGTGGATGGGTGAAACGCTGAGGAGTAGCCCTGAAACTTAGAAAAAAAAATAAAATAAAATGAGTTGCGTATTAACAAATGGATATACTTTAGGATGTAGAGACAACATCGGTGGTATTCAGGAGGTATATATCGGTGAATATAACGCTGATGCTTTAACATACTCTCTGACTGCTTCTAATGTAATTAACGCTTTCGCTGGAGCAACCGTATCTTTCTATACTTTTGAGCAAGAAATTGAGACTGGTTCATACACTGAAAACGGAGTTTTCTCTACGGAAAACGGAACTGCTTTTTACGAGCAGACACTAAGCATCACTTTACATAAGTTAGATGCTACACTTAGAAACCAAATCCTTCTTTTAGGACAAGGTAAGTGGAGAATTATCATCAAAGACCAAAGAGGAGTTTATCACCTTATGGGGAAACAAAATCCTGTAAGAGTATCTGCTTCAACACCAGGTCTTGGAAAAGCATATGGAGACTTAAATGGTGCGGTTATTACTTTCTTAGGGAAAGAACCAGAACCAGCACATATTGTATCTTCAGCTGCGGCTTTAAGCGTAATTGCTTAACCACATATATATCAAGTATAAAAAGGTTTTTTTTCATATTCTTTACCTTTTTTCGCCTCTTCGTCCTGAAGAGGTTTTTTTTTATCTAAAAGTTTAGAAAAAGTATCATATTATCTATTATAGTAAAAACTATTATTATGGAGATTAAACTTAAAGATGAATATATTAATGTATTAATCTATTTACCAGTTGAAAATAGAGATGTTTTAGGTAAATTTATAGATAAAGAACTTTATCCTTACTTATATAAAAAGTATCCTGAGTTCTTTGAGATTAAAGCACCAATCACTAAAAAAACAAAAGAAGTAAATGATATATCTATCAACGACACAAAGTCAATCGGTGGTTCTGACGCTATCAGAAAAGACAAGTAATGTAAATCCTTACTACACATGGGTATTATCAAACAGAGATAGTCTAAATCAAACTATAATCTCTCCTGATAATTTCTCAACATCACCTTATTATGATAGTTTTACACTATCAATAGGAACCGCAGTAAGTTTAACCGCATCAGTTGTTATGAATATACCAGCTGGTGAGTATCATTACTCGGTTTATGAAATGAATACTCAATATGACTTAAATATAAATAATTCAATAGGAGTAGTTGAAACAGGTTTATTAATGATTACTGGAACATCAACTCCTTTTGTAAGTTTTACAGCAAGTGAAGGATTTACTTTCTTAACATATGAGAACTACTAAAAAATAAAATAGAAAATGGAAGAAGACAAAAAGAAACTACAATTTGTAATTCAGAATTTCAATACTTCTAATGCTCCTCAATATATAGAAAAAGCTTCAAGAGCTGGTTATATATTTTATGGGGAGGACAATCTATATCCTGATTATCTTATATCTTTGATGAATAGGAGTGCTAAACATAATGCTATTCTTAAAAGAAAAGCGATGATGATTGGTGGTAATGGTTGGAATACAGAAGGAATAGATGGAATAGCGGCTCAATTTATCGCTAATCCATATAATGAACTAAACCTAAATGATATAGCTTTTAGAACTGCTTATGATTTAGAAATCTTCGGAGCTTTCGCTCTTGAAATAATCTACTCAAAAGATAAAACTAAAATTGCTGAGATTAATTATCTACCAGCTAATAAGGTTAGAGTATCAGATTGTAAAAAATATATTTACTACTCGGATGATTGGAGTAATACAAGAAAATATACACCAGTTAAAAAACCTATTTACAATCCTAAAAATTCAGTCGCATCACAAATTCTTTATGTAAAAGAATATAGACCTGGTTCGGAAATATACGGACAACCAGAGTATTTACCTTGCGTTAATTGGATTAATCTTGAATACTCAATTTCATTATTTCATAATAATCAAGTTGATAATGGTTTCGCACCATCTATGGTTATTACTTTTAAGAACGGAATTCCTTCAGATGATGAGATGAGAAGTGTAATTAGACAATTACAAACTGATTATGAAGGTGCTACTAAAGCTGGTAAGGTTATGTTTTTATTCGCTGATGGTGATGATACAGCACCTACAATCACACCAGTTGAATTAAATGATAGTGATGAAAGATTTATTGAATTAAATAAAGAAATCACTCAAGGTATTTTAACAGGACACTCTATTACAAATCCTATTATTATGGGTATTGCTATTCCTGGTGCTTTAGGTGCTAAAAATGAAATTATTGAAGGGGTTGAAATGCTACAAGCTATGTATGTAAATCCTAAACAAGATATATTACAAGGTGTATTTAATAGACTATTGAAATTTAATGGTTCTCAAACTCCTATTACTCTAAATAAATATAAACTTGATATACAAAAAATAACTGACGCGGAAAATGGACTATAAACTTTTCATAACAAGCAATTATGTCTATAAGATGAGTGTAATTGAGAGTAATGTTGATGCGGATTTAATTACAAAATTTATCTGGAAAGCTCAAGACTTAAATATACAATCAGTTTTAGGACAAAATCTATATACTAAGATGTTAAATGATTTACCTAACTATACTGGATACTATCAACAACTTATGATATACTATATTCAACCTGCTTTATGCGAGTGGGTAGTTTATCACTCACTACCTTTTATCAATTTTAAGCTAACAAATAAAGCTGTAAGTCAAAAGTCTTCAGACAACTCACAACCATCAGCTGTAGATGACTTAAAATGGTTAAGAGCTCAAGTTAGAAATAATGCTGAGTTCTATAATGAAAGGATGAGAGACTTCATAAAGAATTATCCTTCTGAGTTTCCTGAGTTTTATCAAACTACTCTTGGATTTGAGGTTAAACCTAATGTATCAAATTATTTTTCAGGTATATTTACATCAGGTAGAAAGTTTCAAGGTCCATTTCCTAATTTAGATAATATAGACCCTTGCGAATTTTGCGACTAAAAAATAACTACTTAGATGATTAAGAAGAAAAAAGCTAAATATAAGACTAAAAATGTTTTACTCCTATCTAAAATAATTAAGGAGAAAGATACTGATACAGAGAAAAAAGATGTTAAAAAGGATGGAAATGATTAACTTATTGACTTTTATAGGTGGTGTAATGATGACTATTATATCATACTTTCTAAAAAGAACTATGGATGAACTTAAAGAAGTTAAGAATGTAGCTTATGATGCGAAAAATAAATTATCAGTTTTAGAAAATGATTATATTAATAAATATGAGCATCTAACAGATAAATTTGATACTCTTTGCGAAAGTGTAAAAGATTTAACTCAGGAAATTAAAGAGTTAAATAGAGAATTAAATAAAAAAAAAGATTTATAGTTCATGAGAGACAGATTAACAAAGACGGGTTTTATCACAACCTTATTAGGGGTGAGTATAATCATATTCAGTGGAGCAATGCTCTGGACTGGAAAAGCAAGCGCGGAAAGTCTTACTGGTTGGATTGCGTTAGGAATTATGTTTTTAAGAAGTAAAGATAGTCTTATAGGTTTAGGACCTAAAGAGTAAAAAAATAAATTATATAAATGGGAAATATAACAACAACAAATAGAATGGCTATTCTTGATTTGATAGCACAAGCTGATGAAACCGTAGAAGTTAGTGGTTTATCCGCATCAGTATCTGAATTACAAATTGAAGTAATGAGTTTATCAGCATCCGTTGCTGCTATAACAGGTGGTGCTACTGGACCTACAGGACCTGCTGGAACAAATGGGACATCAGGAACAAGTGGTGTATCAGGAACATCAGGAACTTCAGGAGCAAATGGAACATCAGGAACATCAGGTGCTGTTGGTGTATCAGGAACATCAGGAACAAGTGGTATAAATGGAACTTCAGGAACATCTGGTGCTAATGGAACTTCAGGAACATCAGGTGCTAATGGAACTTCAGGAACATCTGGTGGAGGTGATTTACAAACCGTAACAGATAGTGGAAACACTACAACAAATGATATACAATTAATAGATGACGCTGAAGTTATTTTCGGAGCTACTGGTGGTATTTTATTCAATAACTCTTCAAGATTAAGAGAAGGAACTATTGATGCTGGACTTGGTGGAAGTAAAGGTATAGCTCAGATATGCGCTGTAGGTTATGAAATGAAGTGGGAAGCTGGTAGTTTATATATCATGAATGGTGATGGAACTGAGATAAGAGAGGTTAGATATACTTTCGGAGCTACACCATCAGTATCAGCTGATGATACAAAAGGATTTACAATTGATAGTAGATGGGTATTAGACAATGGTGATGTATATGTATGTTCTGATAATTCAACAGGAGCTGCTGTATGGTCTTTAATAGGAATACAATCATCAACTGCTTCAAATGTAATAACTACTACTGATGGAACAAATACATCAACACTGGAGTTATATTCAACAGAACAATTAACAACAATAGATGATGGAGCTTACACTAATACATTAAGTTTAGTTGCTGATAATACAACACAAAATATAACCGATGGAACTAATACATTAACAGAAATAAAACAATCAAATCAAAATAAGATAACAATTGATGATGGTGGTGCTGTTAGAAACACAAGTATAACACAAGGATTTGATAGTATAGTTTTACAACAAGGTAATAGGGATTATGATGAAGATATAACATCATATATCTCACTTGAAACAAAAGATAGTGGTGTATCAACAGGGATTGGTATGGGAACTACTAATGGTTCTATAACAACTTCTTTTAATCAAGGGAGTTCGGCAACTGATATGAATTGGGCTGATGGAACTATAAATACTGTAATTACCTTAAATGTTAATGGTGCTGAAATAGCATCGGTTGTTGGGGGTTATAGTGTAACTCAAACAATCGAACCAACATTATTTAGAGCAGAAGCAACAGAATATGAAATATCTACTTCAACATTAAATATAACACCAACAGGTGTTAGTATATCATCTACTGATGGAACAATGTCATCTTTTATAGAACTTGACCCAACTAATAATAATAATGGTAATAGGTTTTATTCAACTGATGGTTCATCTACAAATGATTTAACTTTATCACCTGATTATGTAATGTGGGATTGTAATTATGTAACAGGTGATACAAGAGTTGGTTTAGAGTTTGACCCATCTGGTTTGTTAGGTGTTACAAGATTTTATAAAGAAAATTATGTAACAAATGAAGGTTCATCACTTGGATTAGATACTACTAATATTAGTTTAAGTTCAAGTGATGCGAGTGATACAACATCAGTAGGTTTGGATTTAACATCTATTCTTTTGAGTGTTGATACACCATCAAATAATAGATTACAAGAAATATCATTAGATACGGATATAGTAATATCATCAAGTAGTGGTGGAACAACATCTAATATTACAATAATGGA